AAGCATCTTCAGGTCTGCGATGATAGACGGCGACGAGGCGGAGTTCCAGCAGCACACGGCGAGCTTCGGCAGCGTGCCGGAGCTGGTGCGTGAGTTCCTGCAGGTCCTGTCAGGCGGATGCGACATACCCGCCACGCGATTCCTCGGCATATCGCCGGGCGGCATCGGGGAGACAGGGCGCAGTGAGCATGAGGATTATTACAACAGCATAGATGCGCTTCAAAGGCTGCAGATCAAGCCGAAGATGCTGAAATTCTTCAATATCATAGGGACCTGCCGGTTCGGACTTACTGATTGGCTTATCAAGAAGGAGAAGTTCGACATCGTATACCCGCCGTGCTGGAACCTCAGCGAGAAGGAGCAGGCGGAGCTGAACAAGACGACCGTCGATTACTTTCTGTCGCTGTACGATCAGAGGCTGATGACCGAGGAGCAGGTGATCGAGGAGCTCAAGCAGCGCAACATATTCCTGACGAAATTCGAGTTCGAACAGCGGCTGAAGGACCTCCAGGTCGAGGACCTGCGGCTCGGAGGCGACGAGAAAGGGCTGGACGACCTCAGAAAGGAGACAGGCGGAGATGGAATCACAGCATCCCATGTTTAGGAGCCCTCAGGGGAACCTGAAGGTCACGGTCGGCCCCCAGACGGTGACCAACCCCGAGACCGAGGCGCAGCAGAAGCTGTTCGGCGCGGCGCTCGGGGCGAAGAGGGCGGGCAAGGGCAAGCCGTCCTACGTCCCGCAGAGTGTGTGGGAGATGACGGAGTCGCAGCTCGAGAAAGGAGCCAGGGGAGTCTGCTGATGGGAACGATTCGACGGATAAAAAAGAACATGCTCGGCTGGTTCAAGCTGCCCGGCAGCAGGAGAAAACTGTCGAGGAAATACATGAACCACTCGAGCGTCTTCAGAAACATCAAGGTCAAAACGATCAAAACAGTAGGTATATGCTGATAGTGTCAGGTGACATCCGAAGAGCCAGGCAGGGCTGGATACGGCTCAAGCCGCTCAGGCCGCCTACCAGGATCGAGGGCAGGATCAGGGCGGCTCTGAACGTCTCGATCGACCACATGCGTCGGGAGGTGGAAGTGGTAGCCAACAGTGGCCTCGAGCCGCGCGCCAAGTACCAGCGCCTGTGGACGGCGCTCGACACATGGCAGAAACGGTTCGAGGAGCTCGGCGATTGGAGCGGGAACGACCTGTTCGCCAAGACGTTCGACCACATGAAGCGCAGATTACTCGACGACATATACGGCAAATTGAAGTTGCCGGTCGACCTGATGTTCGACGGCAGGGAGTTCTCCGAGATGATGGAGTGTTCTGCCGCGGAATATACGGCGCTGATAAGGAGCATCCCGGGCCAGTATATCGAGGACGTGACCAAGGCGCTCCTTACGCACGAGCGACAGCAGCCCCAGCCAGAAGGAAGAACCCTATGGCAGCAGATCCAGCACGTCGGCGGAGTGACCCGGTGGCGAGCGAGATTCATCGCCCGCGACCAGACGGCCAAGATGAGCTCGGCGATCTCCGAGTTCCAGTGTGAGCAGGCCGGCATCGACCGCTACATCTGGCGGACGAGCAGGGATATACGCGTGGTCGGCACCCCGGGCGGCCTGTACCCGAAAGGAAGCAAGACTCACATGGACCACTACAGCCGCGAGGGAAAGATATTCAGGTGGAGCGACCCGCCTCCAGACGGCCATCCCGGCGAGCCGATAAACTGCCGATGCTGGGCGCAGGGAGTCTTGAACCTGTCTAGAGTGGCATAAAAAAATTTTCTGTTAAGAAAATTCCCAGATAGCCGATAATCTTACTTTGGTAGAACGCCATATTCTTTCTCCGACGATTGCGATGGCTTAGGCCGCCCGAATCAGGGATGGCTCAGGCGGCCCGCTATGATAGAGATGAATATCGCGGGGTAGTCTAACGGACAGACACGAGCCCCATAAACTCGATCAAGTGGGTTCGACTCCCACCCCCGCTATTATGGGCCCGACGAAAGTATGTAACCAGACAGCCAGGAGCAGGATCGAGAACGTCCGCAAGATCGACGAGGACGGTTTCCTGCGATGCACGCTTCGAGTCCTCAAAGAGGGTGTCTTCCCCTACAAGATCAGCGAACTTCCCGGCGAGATGAAGGTCGAGCTTGCCGGCAGGGATGAGATCGGCGAGTTCATACCGGCCAGCGAATTCACTGAGGAAGTCTTCGACTCACTCGAGGGCAAGCCTATAATCATCAACGCCAGGGACAAAGGCCACGAGTGGCAGACCGCGGACGAAGAGGAATTGGTCGACACGTATCAGGTCGGCGCCGTAGCGGGCAGGCCAAGAATGATGGACAAGGACATAGTCATCGACGCCATCATCACCGACGCGGATACCATCGAGAAGATCGAAAACAAGCAGCTCGTCGAGTGCTCGGCCGCTTACGATTCAGAGACAGAACTCATCAAGGGGACATACGGCGACAAGACGTATGATGCGGTCCAGAAAAATCTGAGGATGAACCACATACTGCTCCTGCCTGAAGGGCGAGGCAGGTGCGGTCACAAGGTAAGAATCTTGAATAAGGAGGCTAGTATCATGTTCGTGCTGAACCGAAAGAACAAGAAGGGCGTCGAGCGGACCTACAATTTCTCCACCGACGCGGACATGAAGGAAGGCCAGCGGATACTCAACGATAACGAGATGGACAACGAAGGCGAGATGACTGACGCCAAGAAGAGCAACGACAACGAGATGACGAAGCTCAACGAGCTGATACGCGTGCGCAACGAAGAGATCGCCGCTCACAAGGCCAAGATATCCGACCTCGAGAAGGAGCTCGGCGAGCTGCATGAGCAGCTCAAGGGCTTCTCGGACGAGGAGCAGCTAGAGAAAGAAGGCGAGCTCCGCAAGCAGCAGGAGAATGACGAGTCGTCCGTCATAGCCGCGAACATACCGCCCGAGAAGAAGGCGGCGAACGAGGCGGAGATGGAGGGTGCTTGGAAGACCCATGCCAGGAAGTGCGACGAGGCGTCCAAGCCTCGCGGCCGCAGGATGAACTTCCGCAGGCGGTTCCTGACGGCGAAGATCATGAACGAGCGCAAGGTCGACACGTCGAAGTGGACGGACGGAGAGTTCGGCGCCGCGTGGAACGTGCTCGTATCGAGCTCGCAGGGACGAAGGCAGAACAGCTTGCCAGGCAACGGCAAGCAGATCCAGACCGGCAATGATGCGGGCGACATGAGCAATCACCCGATGATGAGGTAAGAACAAATCAGTAAAGTAAAGGAGAACTAACATGTCAGGAGCATACACAGGGCAGCCGTTCGGGCCTGTCCAGACGAAGGTATTCGACCAGATGACGACCGCACTGCCGGGCGACCCGATGTCCGCACTCGATCTTATAAACCAGGAGAACATATCCTGCCAGGAGCCGAACGGCATAGGGTTCGGGCTGGGCGTGAAGCGCTCTGCGCTGGCTAACATTGCCGAGGTCGACAGCTCGGTGCAGGACAACCAAGGCGACACGCAGACCGGGATCACCACTGGCGCCGAGACCAAGTTCCGCCAGGGGCTAAACAATTTCGGCATCCATCTCCCGAGTGGCGGCGAGGCGGAGACGGACCTCGCAGGGATAGTGATGCGCAGCACGGCCGGCCAGGTGGACGCCAGCGGCAACCCGATAGTCGCGTTCGACAGGATGGCAGCGGTGGCCCGGCCTAACAGGGCGGGCCTCAAGCTCTGGGTCAAGGACAACATAGGCAATGTGAACGAGGAGGACTCGGTCTACTGGATCATCAGCAACCAGACCGGCCACAGCTATCCGATAGGCTCGTTCATCAACGCGGCCATAACGACCAGTCAGTTCACGGACACGGTCTTGATAACGGACGGCAAGTTCATCTCCAAGAGTGACACCTCAGGCGTGGTCGGCGTGGAGATAAAGACGAAGAACTAAAGCTAAGGAGATCAAAGCGATGGATAAGACAAGAAGATTCCGGCAGCGGGTAGGAAACATAGGGCCGACTTACGGCCCACAGGCGCTCGTCCAGGCGACCGAGATAGCCATAAGCATATACACGGACGTCCAGGCCGAGTTCGAGAAGGTCCTCTACCCCGAGATGGAGTGGCCAAAGGTGGTCGACAAGAGCCAGCGGATCGGCAACATCAACCTCGGCGCCCAGCAGTGGGCGTACTTGATCAAGGACTGGCGCGGTGCAGCGGCGTTCGAGAGCACTCTAGGCGGGCGGAACGTCCCGCGGGTTAATATATCGTTGGGGCTCGGCTGGGTCCCACTTGGAGTATCGTCGGTCAGCGCGCTGATAAGCGACGAAGATGCCCGGCAGTACCAGATGGGCTTCAAGGCCAACCTCGCGGCCGACCTCGCGGACGTGATGCAGCTCGCATGCGAGAACCACGTCGAGGCGACGGTCAACTTCGGGGACCCGGCGGTCGGTTTCAGGGCGTTCCTGAGCTACGCAGGCGTCATACTGATGACGGCGGCCAGCAACGGACAGACACCTTCCAGCACCAAGTGGAGCGCCAAGACGGGCATCCAGATGGTCTACGACGTCAACGCGGCACTCTCGTACGTCTACATCAACAGCCGCACGATATTCGTGCCGCATACCATAGTACTGCCTCCGTATCAGCTGCAGCTGCTCGCTACGACCTACTTCGGGGTCGCTGGCGTCACGGCGATCTCGGCGCTCGAGTACCTCAGGAAGAACAACGCGTCCACGGCGATTACCGGCAAGGAGCTCGAGATAATATCAAACCGTTACCTCAAGGGAGCAGGCGCGAGCGGCGTGGACAGGATGGTTGTGATGGCGCGCGATAAGAAGAACCAGTGCATGCCGCTGGTCATACCCTACAGGGTGAAGCCGCCGATACCGACGGCCTTGGGGGCACAGTTCGTGGCCGAGCAGAAGTTCGGTTCGTTCGCGATCAAGCAGCCGATGTCCATGGTCTACGTGGACGGGATATAGATAGATTTTTAAATTTGAAAGGAGCGCCGAAGGATGGCAGAGGAGACGGCCGTAATAGACAGACCACCGAAAAAGACGGCGGCCAAGAAGCTCACGTTGAGCAGCGTGGAAGGATCGCCACAGCCGAAAGCTCAAGGCAAGCCTAAATCCAAGAATAAGCCCAAAACGCAGGCAACACCAGCCGGCAGGGAGGCGGGCAAGGTCCTGTTCATCAACAACACCGACTGCATGCTGGTCCTTAACAGCAACTCTTCTCCATCCGTGCTGCTGCCGGAGACGAGACTCGCTCCTGACAATAGTGGCCTCATAGAGATACCGGCCAAGGGCAGGAAGGCCATCGACAGGGAAATTGCGGAGAAACTGCTGAAGCTCGAAGTCGTACAGGCCCAAGTGGCCGCGGGCAACTTGATAGTCGAGAAACGACGGGGCGACGAGCCGTTCAGGCCGACGACTTCCAACCCGCAGCCACCCGACAACCTGCTTCCGGTGTTCGGAGATGGCAAGATTGTCTCTGACGCCGGCAGGTTAGCCAGCCTCGATTACCAGATAGGGGCGGTACGGGAGCCGAGAGAAGAGTAAAGAGATGAAATGTCGGTCACAGCAGACAGCTTCCTTCAGTCGTATCCTGAGTTCAGCGACGTCGGCTGCTCGCTGCTACCGGCGAGCTCGATAGTCCAGGGGGAGCTCGACTTCGTCAACCTCGTCATAGATTCCAAACGGTTCGGCAAGTACGCGGACCGTGCGACCTGCCTGATGCTCGCCCACAACCTCAGCGTCAGGTTCAAGATCAACCTCACACAATACGGGATGAACGTCGTCGACATGCCTGGCGTGATAATCTCCCAGTCGGCCCAGACCGGCGGCATCAGTGTAAGCAGCGCCATCTCTGCGATGGTGACCGGCTCCGACGCGTTCAAAGCGGACATGGCCAGGACCAATTACGGTCTGATGTTCCTGTCGCTGCTGGCGGTCGCCGTGCCGCCGATGAGGATGGCATGACATGAGCAGAACATATCGGAAGAACCCTAACTGGCTGGACAGGTACGTCGGCAGGATGAAGGCGCTCGCCACGCAGGAGGTGGCGGTCGGCTTCCCGGCTGGCAAGGGGCTCGGTGAGCCATACTACGACACCGGCGCATCGGTCCTGGAGGTGGCGATATGGAACAACTACGGCACGCGAAGGATACCTGCCAGGCCGTTCTTCGACAACGCCTCCATCAGGATGCAGAGGGGCTTCAGGCGGCTGGCGCATGACAGCTTCAAGCAGTACGGCAGGGGTGAGAAGACCGCCCATCAGGTCTTCAACGAATGGGGCGTCTGGGGTAAGAATATGGTGCAGGATGAGATATCGAGCACCTATAACCCGCCGAACGCACCGATGACGGTACTTCGCAAAGGATCGGCGCATCCGTTAATCGACACGGGCCACATGATCCAGTCGGTGACCTACGCGGTGAGGAAGAAGAGCGCATGAGCATACTGCCGATGAACTTCGACAGGACGCTTGAGCACCTGGCCCACCCTGGCGGCGTGCAGGTATACGACGTCTCCGGCCAGTATGAGAGCGGCATCTGGGTCAGGACCAGGCAGCCGGACAGGACAATAGACGCCACGATCGTCATGGCGGACCCGGAGACCCTGAACGTCATGGAGATAGGAGACGCGTCGGTCGGTGCGATCGCCATACATACCAGGGACAAATTGTACTTTCACGACGCCAAGGCTGCCGTCCAGGAGAACAGGCAAAGCTTCATAGTCTACAAGAACTACATATACCGAGTGCTCCAGCGGATATTCCAGCAGGCGACGTTCAGGAGCTATCTCGCGGTGAGGTACATGGAACACGGAGCGGACTCGGAGACCATATGAATCAACTGGCTGACATGATAGCGGACCATTCGATCATAATGACTGGCAAGGGAGCTAAAGACTTCAGCCCCCCACTGCCAGACCGAATATACGTCACCTTTTCCGGAATATCCTGCTGCTCAGCTTCCGAATGCGGGTCGCCTCCATCTGAAGTTAATAGAACTTTTACTCTTACTCAGAAGTCGCAAGGTATATGGGGGGTAGATAACGATAACGGCCTCTATTGTTACCTTGCCAACTGGCACCCAGATAACGATCACGGAGATCTGCAGCTCTGGGCAGGCCCGATAAACAACAACTATGTTCGTACTTACTTCCGAGGCGATTGCTCCAACGTCGAGGACGGTTCAGGAGGGATAAAATCACCAGTCCCAAACGACAACTCAGCGATTCTAGGCTGCGGCGACCAGCACTGGGACAACATAGAGCGGTTCGTGACTAACGGCGTCGTTTGCGGATGGGATGGTAGGGCCGTAATTAGCTTGCCGCCTAAGCACCAGATCACGGCGTCAGCCGGACCTAACGGATCGATCAGTCCTTCTGGCACGATAAGCCTGTACGAGGGAGATAGTCAGCAGTTCACGGCCACTCCTGCTTCCGGCTACGTCGTTGACTCCTGGACGGTCGATGGTAGCGTCGTCCAGTCTGGCGGGACGACCTACACCTTGTCCGACATCACGACCGACCATGCAGTATACGTCTCGTTCAAGGTCGCGCCCGATACGACGCCTCCGCTGCCGAACCCGAGTCAGTGGGGGGTAGACCCGTATCAATACCTCGACCACGACGACAACATGTACCATCACCACATGGAGGCGGTGATAACGAGCGACGCCGAGACTGGAGGCCACGACCCTTGCGAGTATTACTTCCAGTTCGTAAGTGGTGGCTACGGCCCGCACGACAGCGGTTGGCAACTAAGTAATGTCTACGACTATGCAGTATCGAGATATCCTCAGTACGGCGTGTACAGGGTTAAGGCCAGAGATTCAGTCGGCAACGAAACTGGATGGTCGCCAGAAGCAAGTACTGGATAAGAATTTATGGCTCAATATGGACTATCAATAACGCTAGAATATACCGCGTGGGATACTACTAATCAGTGCGGCAAGACCGGCGACGCTTCCAACCATACACTCAGGTGGATCAAGGACGGCTCTGCGGCGGCGCCGACTAACTCGCCCTCCGAGGTGGACTCTACGAACTGCCCTGGCACGTACAAGCTGACGTTGACGGCAACCGAGTGCCAGTGCGATGTGGGAAGATTAGCGGGCAAGAGCTCGAGCTCCGGGATCATCATAGTGCCGCTGGACGTGTCGTTCCATAGGTTCCCAGCTAACTTCGCAGACCTAGCCATAATAGCGTCGGTCGGCAGGATCGACGTCGGCAAGTGGCTCGGCGCGACGGTCGACAGCGGCTCTGAGAGCGGGCTGCCCAAGGTGGACGCCGAGGCGATAGCGGACAGCGCCTCAGCCGCGAGCGGCATATCGTCCAGAATATCCAACCTTGATGCCGCGGTATCGTCACGATCGACCCTCACTGCGGAGCAGGTGTGGGAGTACGCGACCAGGACGCTCACGGACCTGAGCAACCTCGCATCGGCCATAGAGAACATGATAAGCGAGACGGTGACCAACGTGTTCACCAACATCAGCATAGACGAGACGGTCGTCAACACGTTCTTTGAGAAGACCGGCATAACGGTCGGCGGGACGTGGACGTTCGGGAAGATACTCAGGATACTCGCCGCGTGGATGGTCGGAAACTGGCAGGTGAAGTCGGGAACCGTCAACACGTACCAGGTGTCGGACGCGGAGAACCCGGACGCGGTGGTGTTGGAGGTGACGCCCAATCAAGAGACCCCCCAGAAGCAGGTGAGCGTGCTATGACCATGAAGATAAAGAGCGGCGACGCGCTAGCACAGATGACGAACGGCGTCCTGGAGACGGACGGCACTCCCGCCCAGACGCCGGTCTTGTCAGGCGAGATCACCACCCTTGAAGACATGGAAGCCCTGATCTGCACCGTGATAGGCAACATTACCGGCCTGCCGGTTGTTAATGAGAGGAACCCTGGCCCTCAGTACCCGAAAGCATACGCCACATATCGGACGCTCGCTTGGGAGGGTCTGGTCCACCCGTACAGGACGTACTGCTGCGACTCATACGGCTACACGGAGCGGATACTGGACTCGGCGCGCGTCAGGAGCTGGGTCAAGGTCGTGGGCATGAACGCCGTCTCCAGACTGAAGCGGTTCTGCATGCAGCTCAGCTCCGCCCAGAGGTACGCAGATCTGTTCTCGAGCGTGGTAGTGTGCGGCGTGGAGGCCGTCCAGAACATATCGACCTACTTCGCCAGCAGGGTCCAAGAGCAGGCGGTGGTACATATCGACTGGAACGTCGCGGTCGCCGAGATAAACTATGTAGATTATTTCACGAAAGTGCCGATAGAGGTAGTTGTGAAAGACCTTGCGATGGACAACAAGCTGGTGATGCCTTAAAAGTAAGGAGCGCATATCATGAGCACATATCCGGCCTTGTCGAGAGACATAGACGTGCAAGTCAACGTGACGAAGGCCCAGGCGGAGCTGGCCACCAACATGACGCTGCTCTGCCTGCTCGTTCCGGGCTACACGTCGGGAACAAGAGTCAAGTATTACGAGTCGATCGACGAGTTCATCATCGACTATCCTGCGAATACGCCCGAGTACTGGGCCGGAAAAGCGTTCTTCGACCGGCCGGATCACCCACTCTACATGGCAGTCGGCCTGATCAACGTCGCCAACCCGATAGCCAACGAGATCGAGGCGGTCAGGGCGGAGAGCATAGCGAACGCCATGCCGATATATGGCTGGTGCCTCGATGCGTCTCTGCGCGACACGGGCACGAGCACGTTCATATCGAGCCTTCAGAGGGCGCTTTCCGACTGGTGCGAGACCACGAAAGCCATATGCGCGCTCGCTTCCAACCAGAGCCTGATCGAGACCTCAGGCGAGACGGAGAGCATCGCGTGGTACGTCAACAACAAGGGCTACGCGAGGAGCTGCGTACTCTACAGCGACACGAGCCAGGAATATCCTGACGTAAGCTATTTGGCCATGTTCCTCGGCGTCAACTACTCGCTGCCTAACTCGGCGATCACCGGCAAGTTCAAGGACCTGTCTGGGCTTACGCCAGACTCGCTGGACTCAACCACACTCGCCATCATCCAGTCCAAGAGATGCAACGTGTTCACGCTGGTCGGGAACGACTCACGCTGTGTCAGGGAGGGCGTCCAGGGCAACCCGACGTGGTTCACGGACGACACCGTCAACCTCGACAACTTCGTAGAGGATCTTCAGACCGAGATCTTCAACGTGTTCCTGCGCAACAAGAAGGTCCCGTACACCCCGGCCGGGCAGAACCTCATCGTATCGGCGTGCCGCAACATCTGCCAGAAGTACGTCGTCAACGGCGTGTTCGCCGACAGGCCTACAGAGGATCCGACCAACGAGAGCGGCTACACGACCCTCTCGGCGTACTCCGTCGTGCCGCAGCCTATATACGTAGCCTCAGCGTCCGATAGGGCTCAGAGGCTAGCGCCGCCGGTGCAGATAATCGCCTATCTAGCAGGCGCGGTACACAAGGTCGTCGTGAACGTGAACGCGATAGGTTAAAGGAGCCAAAGATGAGGTACACGTACAACCAGAAGAATGTCACGGTGCTCGTCGACGGCGTGATGGTCGAAGGCATATCCGGCGACGACGGGGCTATAGAGATAACGTACGGCGGAGGAGAGATAGAGCCGACCAGGGGGATATCCGGCCCGGCGATGAACCAGGCCTCGCCCCAGGAGGGTAAGACGGTGATCAAACTCCTGGAGAACTCGCCGACTCGCGATTATTTTCGCAGTCTTCGCAAGGCCCAGGAGGCCGTAGGGTCGTCCGTGACTGTGCTGATACGCAGCGGCGTGGACGCGCTGCACACCATACAGAACGCCCTGATATCGCTGCCGGGACCTTTATCGACAGGCGGCCCGAAGCAGGGCCTCATCGCTTACACGTTCATCGGGTCTCCCATCGACGTCGATAATCTGGCGCTGAACATATAAGTTGCATAACAGTAGTCCATAGACCCGCACTGCTCATCGGAGTTTGGACCCCGGTCGGGCTTACTCACTTTAACTTTTAATTAGGAGAACCATATGGCAAGCGAGCTGATGTCCTTCACAGTCAACAACCGCACCTATCATGTCGACACGATGCCGCCGAACGTCGCGTTCGACCTGAACTGGGACGTGGCGGCCGCGCTGGCGCCCCTGATCGCGTCCGGTCAGTCCAAGGCTGCCGGCGGCACGACGATCACCGCGATCCTCGGCGAGGTCACGCCTGGGTTAGGGGACTCGCTGAGGGAGATATGCAAGAGGGCGGTCAAGTACGTCATAACCCCGGACAACACCTACCTGCGTGATGAGGCGACCTTCAACAAGTGGTTCAGTGAGCATCCGGAGGACCTGATGGCCGTGCCGGTAATGGCGGTCAGGGAGATAGCCAGAAATTTTCTGCAGCCTGCGCTCGCTATCGTCACAAGAGCGATCGGATTCGCCCCCCCGAAGGCGCAGGAGTCCAGCCAGCAGAAGACATGAGGACGACCGCCGTCTTCAGCAGGATATGCTGCGCCGGCCTGTGCAGCTATGCGGATGTCGTCACGGGCAGGGTCGGCGTCTCGGACGTGTTCGAGATGCTGTTGATGCTGGACTGGCGGGACTATCTAGACAGGAGCGCGAGAGATGCCGGTAGTGGATGAACTGGTCACGATACTAGGCTACGAGCTGAGCCCCGCGGCGCTGGCGACGCTCCAGAAGTTCAGCGAGGGCATGCAGAAGGCCGAGCGGTTCGCCAAGATGGCGACCGTCGCGGTGGCTGCATTCGCCACGACCGCGGAGCTGTGGCTGCGCAGGGTGTCGACCGACGCGGAGTCGCTGGTTAGGCTGTCGGACATCACGGGCATCTCGACCGAGTCAATGCAGGCGCTTGGCTATGCGGTCGATCAGCTCGGGGGCAGCTCCAGGAACCTGCAGAACGACCTCCTGATGCTCGAGAAAACCATGACCAGCCCCATACCCGGGCAATTCAACGAGGCACTGGTGATGCTCCAAGTGGCGGCGAGGGACGCCTCGGGCCGCGCTAGGCCGCTTGAGGACGTGCTCGCCGATCTTGCCAAGAGATTCGAGGGTCTAAGCCGTCAGGAGGCCCTGCAGTGGGGCACAAAGCTCGGCCTGAGCATCGACACCATAAGGCTGCTCCAGCAGGGCAGGGAGGGCATGGAGCGGCTGAAGAAAGAGGCCGTCGCCGTAGGGGCGATCGTGCCGGACGAGGCCCTGAGGAACACGATAAAATTCAATCAGGATATAAAGAGCCTATGGGCATCGATAAAGGCCATGGCTGAGACGATCGCCTTCCAGTTCCTGCCATTACTGACAAAGGTGCTCGATAGGTGGAAGGAGTGGGTGAGGCAGAACCAGGAGTGGCTAAAGCTCAAGATCAAGGATGTCATCGAAGGGTTGACGACAGGCTTCGAGCGGTTCTGGAACATCATGACCAAGATAAAGGCCGCCGTCTCGCCTCTGGTAAGCAAGTTCCTCGACTGGACCGGCGCAAACAGGGACCTCAGCAACATCATCGGGACGCTGGTCGCCGGAGGGCTTACGGGAATGGTCGCGCTGCTGGTGGCGGCATATCCTGAGGTCATCCTAATAACCGCAGGAGTCGTGGCGCTGGGCCTGGCGATAGAGGACGTCGTCAGCTGGCTGTCCGGAAGCCCGAGCTACATAGGCAAGTTCTTCGACGCATTCAAGGAGCGGTTCCCCGGAATATATGGATTCTTCGACTGGCTGCTCACTGTGCTGAAGGTCGAGTTGCCGGCCGTTCTCGACGCCGTAGGTCTCAACGCAAGGAACCTCGGGCTGAAACTCGAAGCGCTGGTCAAGGCAAGCCCGCTGTACAATCTTCTCAAGCTCTTGGACATAGTTCTGACAAAGCTGGGGTTCGGCACTAAAACGTCGCTGGGCGCGAAGAAGGCATACGAAGAGCATGGTTCGTTCCTGAAGTACGGCTTGGCAGGCAAGGTCCCGACGGCGGAGATGCCCAAGCTCGAATACGGGTTCCCGATGGCGGAATTCCCGACTGTCAAACTGCCCGAGATCAGGATGCCTAAGATAGAATTGCCCTCGGTCAGGATGCCCGAGGGCAAGGTAACGGTGCCGAGAATGCCAGAGCTAGAGCTTCCGGCGGAGATGACACCGAGACTGAGATACCAGCCTCAGGCGGGCAGAGCAGGAGGGAACGTCCTGAACGACAACAAGACCGTCAATATCAACGTCTACGGCACCGAGCCGCACCAGACGGCGAGGATCGTCGTGGACTATCTGAACCCTAAGGACGTCAATACGCCGGGCCCGTTCGTCGCCCCGGCGCAATGAGGAACAGCATAGGATCGCCTAGGCTGATTTGAACCAAGGATAACATCAGACAGGGAGCAGATCGTTCAACGCAGGCGAGCCTACGCAGCGTAATGAGGTCATACGGATGGCGGTAGCCTTCATAGTGTACGAGTCGAACGTCGTCGCGGGCGTTATAGTAGACGTGCGCAAGTCGGACAGCCACCAGCTCGAGGCCGAGGTCACGATGAACACCATCGAGACCGGCGAGAAGATAAGCGACCATGTCATACTGCGGCCGCGCAGGCTGTCCGTGATGTTCGAGCAGGTCAATACGAACGAAGGGCTTGCCAGGGCGACGGAGGTATGGAGCCAGTTCAGAAGCCTCTGGCTCAATCGCGGAGCCAATCCGCTGAACCCGGCGATCCCGCAGCTGTTAGAGGTGTATACCGAGCACGAAATCTACGAGAATATGGTGATCGCCAGGGTGAATGCCCTGCACGTCGCCCCGTTCAAGGGCGCCCTGCAGTTCACCGTGGAGTTCGTGCAGATAAACTCGGTGTCATTCGAGTACGTCGCGGTTCCCGAGTCGCAGCTGCCGACCGACAGTGAGGTCACCAACAAAAAGGCATCGAGTGAGGTGATCAAGGGATTGCTCGAGGTCCTGAACGTCGACGCCTCGGACCTGACCGTATCGGCCGGCAACGCCGGCCTATCAAACTCAGTGTTCTCTTTCCTCAAGTGACGCAAGGAGCCAATATGGCCATAGTTCTCCCATTCTCGAATGATGGGGCGAGCGACCAGACAGTGAAGACCGACGCCGGACTGCTGAGGTTCAGGACGTACTACATGCCGCTGATAAGCTCGTGGCTGTGCGACATCGCCGATTCGGTCGGCAATAAGCTGGTATCGGGACTGAACCTGGTCACCGCAGTCGACAACCTGATCAAGGGACAGGGGGACACGCTGTACGGCTACGTCCTGCGGGTGTATGGCAAGAACGACGCTGAGAACGACTCGCCGGACAGTCTCGGGGATACCTGCATAGCGGTACTGTTCTCGCCTGGCGAGGCCGTACCTGACGTCTACAGCAGCTAAAGGATATATCGGATGATCGCGGACAGACCGTTCCTCAGGCAGATAAGCGTCTACGTCTGGCAATTCGACGAGACCACGTCGCTCCCGAAGGGCATGGCTAGGAGATACTTCGCGGACGGCACGCTCCAGCACTACCGCATCGCCTTCAAGATATGCAAGAGCATATACGGCACGCCGAACAACAGCAGGGTGACCATGTATAACTTGTCGCAGGCCAGCCGAGCTAGCCTGCAGACACCCAACCAGAAGGTGATGGTCGAGGCTGGATGGTCGACGTTCCCGCCGTACCAGCTTTTCACTGGCGGACTGTATCGGGCCAAGTCCGAGCGGCACGAGGCCGACATCGTGACCGATCTGATAATGCTTACCGGCGTGACTGGCCAGGCCGGGGCTACCACCGCGAACACATTCTCCGAAGGCACCCCACTACTGCAGATACTGAAGAAGCTCGTTCAACAGTTGCCTGACGTGAAGTTCGACGAGCGGCGGATATCCAGCAGCCTGTTGTCGGTGAAGATAGGATACAAGGGACTGACGTTGGCGGGGCGGGTCAAGGACCTGCTCGACAAGCTCGCACTGCAATACGGCTTCAGCTGGTCCGTCCAGGACGGCGTGTTTCAGGCTCTGGCGGACGGAGCCGGCTTCGCCCAGAACGTGATATCCATATCGACCGAGGACGAGCTGCTGTACATGATATCGCCAATGCTGGAGGGGTCGATGCAGAAGCAGATAGGCGTCAACATCAAGGCGTTTTTGGTTCCCAGCGTGATGCCGGGCGACATGGTGAGCGTCGAGAGCTCCGTCAGCCCGCACCTCAGCGGCATGTACAAGATACATACGATAAGCTATATGGGCGATTCGCACAGTAACGACTGGATGATGGAAATACAGTCCTTCAAGGATCCCGTGTCGGGAGGCCAGGTGTAGCATGGACGGCAGGGTCGCGGATGAAGCAATATCAAGATTGATACAGTTCGACAGGCTGATGCTCGGGGTGCACACGGCCATTCCGGGCGTGATAGTCGGCTTCGACTACGATTCCGACACGCAGACCTACTACGCCAGGTGCCAGCCGGCCATCAAGATGCGCGTGACGGTGCCGGGCCAACCGACGAGGGACGTGGAGCTGCCGGTGATAGAGAGGGTGCCGGTCTGCCTGCCCCACTCGCGGCACGCGGGGCTGTACGTCACTGTCCCGATCGTGGAAGGCGACGAATGCCTGCTGGTGTTCAGCGAGCGGGCGATCGACAACTTCCTCAAGTGCGGCGGCGTGCAGCCGCAACCGCAGACGCTCGACACCCAGTCAGCCAGGCATCACGACCTGACAGACTGCATCTGCATACCGGGGATCTACACGCTGGTGGACGGCATCCAGGACTGGACACAGGACGCGGTCGAGCTGCGCAACAAAGACGGCTCAATAAAGGTGTCCGTGAAGACCGATAGGATAGATATAGTGGGCGACATATACCTGACAGGCTCGCTGACCGCGACCGACGAGGTAAAGGCCAAGACCATCGCCCTGACTACCCACGTGCACGGCGGCGTGGAGGGCGGCGAAAACGACACGGGCGAGCCAGTGCCTTAAAAAAGGAGAGAAATGTTCAGAAAAAACAAGATAACCAGAGAAGACGTACAAGCAGCAATATCAGAAGGTTTAGACTACCTTAAAAAACATTGCCTCTTTCATGTATCTGAAAACTCGATACCCAAGGATGGACAGACCATTGAGATAATATTGTTTTTGGGCGGGACAGCTATTGAAGACACGGAGGTAATAAAGAATGTTACGAAATTTACACTCAAGAATTATACCTTCCAGACTTTGACCAGACACTGCTGTACCATAGACGTGACAGAATCCCTAAAGAAGAGTTGATATTATGTACGACTTTGCGCTAAACGACGATTGCGACCTGTCGATAAAGAACGGAAAGATCGTCCCCGCGCTCGACGCCGATGAGGTGATCCAGCGCATCAGAACGCACCTGTGGCGATACTACGGCGAGTGGTTCCTTGATACGACTCTCGGCATGCCCTGGTACGGCGGCGTCAAGCTGCTCGGCAACAAGAACTTCACGCTCGCAGGGCTGTACGTGAGGAAGGAGATACTGAACGTGTACGGCGTCAGCCAGATAGTGTCGGTCGCCGTTTCGCCGGACGTCACTGGCAGGACGACGACGATAGGTGCGCAGGTGCTGACCATATACGGCGCTACGGAGCTTAAGACCATAGTGATGGAGTGATACCATGAGCGGAGTGAACGGAGTGGACTACGGCTGCACGCCGACCGGATTCATCCCGAAGCGGCTGGCGGACATAGTGGCGGACAGGAAGGCTGCTCTGGAGGCGATAGTCGATCCAGTCAGCGGCGAGTCGCTCCAGATCGACGAGAACGACGGATCGGTCATATCGCAGATGATGCTCATCTGCGCCGAGGCCGAGGCCGACTGCTGGCAGGCTCTGGCCGCAGTAGCGGTTCAGTTCGACCCTCTCAGGAACACGGGCGAGGGCCAGAGCGGGACGGTCCAGCTGAACGGGATCCTCAGGAGACCCGGTTACGCGTCGATCGTGACGATGGTCCTCACGGGTACGGTCGGGACACTGATACCGGCGGGCTCGCTGATCGGCACGTCGGACGGCAAGTACCAGTTCGAAACCCTGGCCGATGCCGTCATAGGCGAGAACATCTACAGCGTGCTCACCAACACCGCGGTCATCGACGCGCAGTGCACTGTCTTCGGTCCAGTCGATCCGGACTCGAACACGGTGACCGCAGTGCTGACGCCGATAGCCGGCTGGACGGGGGCCTACAACGTAGCGCTTGTCCTGCTCGGTGCGGACGCAGAGACGGACGCGCAGCTCAGGCAGCGGCAACAACTCAGTACCGCAAGCAGATCGTACTGCCAGACGGAGGCGATATATGATGCGATAAATGACGTGGAGGGCGTAACCTACTGCAGGGTATACGTGAATAGCACGATGTCGACTGACGCGCGCGGCATACCCGCGAAGTCGATCGCGTGCGTAGTGGTCGGCGGGACCGACGAGGACGTGGCGAACGCCATCTTCAGCAAGGCTCCGGTCGGGATCGGCTACTACGGCAACCTGACCGAGAACAGCGGCCAGGGAATCCAGATAACCGATGAGCAGGGGTTTGACTACTATGTCAATTTTTTCCGGCCGATAGAAGTCGACATAGACGTGACGATCCACATCGACAGCATGGATAGCACCTTCCCGGGCGACTACGCGACGCAGATACAGCAGGCGATACTTGCGTTCGTGGCCGGCGGGGCGGGAGCGCTTGGCATACCATCGCACTTCGACCGCTACGGATTCCCTCCAGGCATGAGCATCATCAGGACGCAGCTCTATACTCCGATCAACTACGTGCCCGGCCTGTCGATAGTGTCGCTGGCGCTCGCGGTGCACGGCAACACGCCGGAGGAGCAGGACATAGCTATCGCATGGAACCAATACGGATCGTTCTCGGCAGCCAACATCAGCGTGACGAAGGATAACTGACGATGATATTCGACGAGTACCAGGTGGACTTCAGCGAGTACGTCAAAGACCTGCAGGCCCTCGCGCGCCAGCGGCTGCTCTACCAGTTCAAGAACTCGGCGCTGCTCAAGGCAGTGCTCGGCGCGTTCGTCGAGGGCTGGCAGGAGCTGTACGACACCACTCTGCAGCTGATGCAGCTCAGGACGGTCTACGGCGGCTACAATTATTACCTCGAGGCGATCGGGCGGATAGTCGGCCAGTTCAGGGAGAACCTGTCCATACTGGCCGACGTGTGGTTCACGCCGGATACCGACGACTTGTGTTGCGACGTC